ATTCTTATGCGCTTACCATTGATTTTAAACCGTAAGTTATTGGCTGAAAATACACCGTGAGCGATACCTGAAAGCGTAGGTCCATCAACTGAAATAGATGATGTATTCATCCTGAATTTTTTACCATTCAGCTTGAAGAAATTACCAGTTGCAGTTTTGAAAGTTGGTAAATTTACAGACCTAACAAACCTAAATGGCTTTTCTGTATAGCTAACTAGAACTGGCACGTCTGAAATTGCAGCCTGTGACAAATCCTGAATTTGCGCTTGAATTCCAGTTGGAACCAATGGCCCATTTGCGAACAGAATGGCAGTTGCAGGATAAGCCTCGATGTACTGATATTCATCAGACGAAACAAGGTATTTAAGCCCTTTAATCAGTGCACCAGGAGTACCTTCAGACACGTTTACGAAAACGCGAAACCGAATGGCTGCGCGGTATGAATCATCATCACGACCTTGGCGAGCCTCACCAACGATGTAGCCGCATCCATCCAACTGTGCACCGATGGCCGTATCAATCCAGCGTTCGGTCTTAATGCTGTCAGACGTGGCTTGCAATGAATCCAACGGGCCAATAATTGCTGTTAGCAACGCTAGAACCTTTGGCGATTGCTCGAATTGGCTAGTAATACGCGATAGCGCGTCGCTTACGTAACTCATACACCAACCACGGTTACACGGTTAGTCACAAACTCAGATATACCAGCTCGACCGATTGAAATGTTATTAGTCGAGTAAGTCGGAACATCAGTAGGCAGCGCCGTAATAGCCGCCTCAACTGTGATCTGTCCTAGGCCGGTCGTAGATGCGTAAATTGGCCCAAAGAAGCGCTGTGGGATGATGTCAGTGCCAACGCCTAGGCTTGCACCATAAGTCAGCACGGCATCAATAATTGAAGACTGAACTGAGCTAATTAACGGCTCTTCCGAATACAAGGAATCCACCGATACACGAACCCAAGCGTATTGCGTAACAGGACGTGAAAACTTAATTGTCTGAGCGTCGCCATTATCGTCAATCGATTGACCTGACGTAGTGCCGTAAGTCTCAATACCAGCCGGTTTAAGCTCCCATAATTTATCAAGAATGTCCTGGGTAGCCCCGCCACTCACGACCGTCTCAAAACTATGTGATGGCATGGAATCAACCACAACAGAAGTGCGGTTTTCATAAATTTGCACGGCTGTAATCTCAGGCACATCAGACAACAACCGGGCGCGAATAGCTTTTACCGTGGCACTACCCGTGGCCCGTATGCTTGTCGAATGGCGAGTGCGCAAATCAGCGTCAGACTCAACATCGCGGCCCGTCGTACCAGCCACCAAGTTAGAAACCGAATCCCAACCAAGGATAGGACTATCAATGGCCGTTAATGCACCTACTGGCAAAACACTAGCACCAAGCTCAATAGCCGTGAATACAGCCGGTGAACCTAGCTTTGTGATTGTCAGGTTTGCATCAAGCATCAGAGGGAAATCAGATACTTTGTCAAAGCTATGAAGCCGCAAAGTTGAACCGGTGACAGTAGCCGTGAAATTAAGCGGATTAAACGCCGCCGCAAGGCCGTTAATGATCTCGTCAGCCGTGGCACTGGCATCGCTAATGTATTGAGCCAAAACGCCACCAGCGATGATCTGGTAAGCCACCGAGTTGACGACTGTACCAACTTCAATTTCAACGTCAAGAGCATTCGCCCGACTGATAACCGTATCGGCAGTCGTGGCATATTGCACCGACCCAGCGCGAGTCATAACACCCGTAGGCAATAGAGTTGACTCAGCACCATAAACACAAGCCGTCACAGTGGTGGCCGTAGATCCTAAACGCTCCAAACCAACGAATGAAACGGCGCCATCTAGGCTTGTTCCTTCTGCGCTGTATGGATACATGCTGTCAAAATTATCTTGCAACGTCTCATACGCATCATCCAGCGCAGCCGAAAAGATGCCAATGATCTGACCAATGACAGCATCAGGTGACGTGTTAACCGGACCTAAAGCGTCCGTAAACCGTTGGTCATAATCCGCTTTTATCTCGGTTAAGCGCGGACGCTCAAACCCTGTTGTATTAAGTGGCATAGGTCACAATCCCGAAAGGTGTTTGCACGTCAAAATCCACGTTTAAAGACCTTGACGAACGGTTAAAATCAAACTCAAAGCGCGTGATTGACTGCACTCCGTCAACCTCTGAAATGGACTTTTTCAAAGCTGCAACAGAGCCAGCTAGACTAACTTGCTTGCCAAGAATGTCAGACAAATACGGAGTTCCAAATTCAGTATCAAGGAACCACTCTCCTACCCAAATTTTTAGCTTAATGGCCAAGTGCTGACGCACACGTTCAGCGCCGTCTAGCATCACTAGATCATTGTTAGTTAAAACAAGATCGTGAGTTATTTTGTCAAGTGCAATATCAATCAAACCGGTGTCCCTGTATTTGATGGCCCAGACTGAACGCCACTGTGAACGTGAGTAGCAAGCGTGATGCCGTTACTCGACAAAGCGCCACCCGTTTGAGTAAGTTCACCGCTAATGGTAGATCCAGCACCACCACCAACGCCAGCAAGGCCAGCCATGTAAGACAAAAGCCCTTGAGTTGTCAGCGTCCCGGTATTGGTCGTGCTAGGTGCCTCAATAGTTACGCCTCCAGGCGCTGTAATCAGCAAAGCACCACCAGATGTAAGGCGCATTGACGCAGCCCCGTAAAAAACTGTTAAGTCGGAATTATTGCCACTATCGCCAGCACCAGCACTACCAAGGTCGCAAGGGATGCAATACGAGTCTGAAATATCAAACCGGCGAGCATCATCAGTACCGTCAACCGCTTGCTGTGCAAACACCAAAAGGCACTTATCACCGGCTTTAATCGGCCCCTTAACACCCGCCGACCCGCCACTAAAGCTAGGCCAGCACACCCGCACGTTTTGCAGAATAGGAAACGTCAATACATCACCGTCAGCAAAGCGGCGTTTAGGCGTAGGCTGCACACTGGCGCGGCCATTGGCGTAACCAGTGATAACACCCGGAAGACTTGTATTTATTTCATGCAGACGACCGTCTACCATGCTTTTTAGTGCGCTGATAAAGTCGTTGTTTTCTGCCATATAACACATTTTAGCCCATAAATTTATTTTGACAAAATTGAATTTTTGAGTGAAATGGCGTTAAACTTCATACCGAGTGAGACGTTTTAACTTGTTTTTTGTGTGACTCAAACCTATGACACTAAAAAGTCTATCGGAATGCAGTAAAAAACAGGCGTGACCAAAAGCACGGTTAAACAATTTGGCGTTTTAAGGCAGTACTGACGAAACAGATAGGCGTCCCATGCGACCTAAAACAGCTTGATAGTGTGCTATCTGACACCACGGAAAGACGTGGACTAATTAAAAGGCCGATGCGCACCCGGTTATACAAGGTTATCAGGTAGCCGACTTGCCAACGTAATTTGCAGCTATCAAGTAAGCGGCGGCGTTGAATCCAACTTTTCGAAGTGGAATCGGAGAAACGCAAAAACAGCAGAAAAGCGCTTGTTCAATTCAGGCGGGAAGATTGGGATATTCACCTATTGCGGTACGAAAGTTCGGGGTGTTTTCTAGTGGCCGGTTAACGAGGGTCGCGCTGGAGTAACGACCAGCCCGCTTACTTGATGGTTTGCGTCGAATTGGTAAAGGCGACCCGAAACAGGTTATGCTGTGGGGATTTTTGTGTAAAGCATTCTAGTGCTGGTTCAAATCCAGCAACCATCAAAGTCTTGGACACGCAGACTTAAAATCGAGGTGGGCGCATGTGGAAACCATGCGGCTATCAATCATGAGCCTTGCCATGTTTTAACGGGTATGGGTAAAGTCAGGGTTCATGATTGATGGTTAAGCGCATAAAGTCATACAGGCTCACAACTGGTGACGCGTCGGATTGGGGGTGCCTAGTCGCCATCAATATTTATGGGGTGAATGCGAAAACTGATTCGAGCCAAAGTTTTAAAGACAACCTAGGTGCGTATTCCTCATGCCGGAGATCAGTACCGGCCACCCCACCCAAACTAGCTTATTCTAGATAAGCTCCTATCGCGGAGGTAGCGCGACAATCAGGTGGAAGGCCTGAACCATTACACATACCGCAAAACAAGTTGAGAGTACCAGTCTTGGCCATGAGAATCACCTACGTGATTGATATTTTCGACTCGAAAAAATTCCTTATCAATTCCGCGAGTGTCTAAGCGTACATATCCACCCGGCTGCAATGCTGGCTGCAAAAGACTTTTAACTCGGTAGCCTTGGACTTCTAGTTTCTTTTCGTTATTACCGGCCTCAGTCTCGCCATAAGTCACGCGCACGCCTTTTTGCTTTTCGGTGAAGCCTTTTTTAGCGGCTGTCTTTTCAGAGTAAATCTTATGTTCTGTTTCTGGCGATTCAATCAACCCGGTATCTGGTGACAGCACAAAGGCTTGCATATCAACAGCTTTACCTTGCTTGAGAATCTGCAACTCTCGATTCTGGATTGACCACTCAAGCCCCAGAAAGTCACAAGCCTTTTTCATTGCTTCGCGTGACCTGCCAATGAAAGCGAAGCCGTCAGGATAAGTCTTCGTTGCTATCTCTTTTGGCAGTGGCCGAATAGGCAGCTTAAACGTCGCTGCAATGTTGCTCAAAACTTGCTGAGCCGATACACCAGGCGCAAAGCTAAAAGAAGTCTTTGTGTCTTTGTATTCAGCCCCACCGTCTGACATTTCCAACTCGGTGACAGAATCAGCGCCTTCAATGCGAGTCAATGCTCTAGTAACCGTACCAGTGAAAATTGTTATCTCGCCAACGTCACGTTTGTAACCGGCTTTCAGAATCAGAATGTTGTTAACGGTTTCAACTAAAGCTCGTGAGTCTTTATTCAGGTTGTAGATGCGGCAGGTACACGAATTAGGCGTATCAATAGAACCCTTTTCAATGGCAAAGGAAAACCGTAGATCACGAATCTCAACGGCCTTACCGTCAGGCTTGCCAACAGTCAGTGAGGCTACACGGTCAAATAAAGCCATTAGGCACCGTCCCATACCGAGGCGCCGCCATCGAATACAGTGAGGCCTGAGTCCCATATACTGCCGCTAACAGCCGCTACTGGCGTGATAACAACCACGTCAGACACGATAACATCAGGAACGTAATACACCAGCGAATAGTCACCCGTTCCAACTGATTCATAAAGTGCGCGTGAATGTTTGTTTTTATTGTCAATGAAATACAAATCACCAATTGGCAACAACGTATTTTTAAACCGGCTGATTAGCGGGTAGTTTTTCACCATCTTGATATTCTCAAGAATGACATCGCCATCCCGAGCGTAAATTGACAGCGAAAAATAACCGTACTTCTCATTCCAAAGAATGCGCAAAGTGTATGGGTTATCACTTAAAACAACGTCAACCAGTTGGTCAGTCGTATCTGCTAACAGTGGTATTTCAGCGAGAATCATTTGAAGGCTTTCATGATATTGTCTGAAATTGTCTTTGCTACGCCAGTAGGTTTATCTTCGGTTTCTTTTTTACCTGCTGACTTTTGAGGTTCAGCCTTCTTTGCAGTAGCACCACCAGCGCCTCCAGCCTTCTTATCTTTCTTGGCACTAATACCCGGTGGAAGTTTTACCAACTGAGTATCAACAAAACGGACGTTCACCAACTCCATGGTAAATTGAACCTCTTCGCCGATCTGAGCATTCCGTGGGATTGAAACAGACTCGATCACCATGTCGGTATAGATAGCGTGCTTTGTATAAACCACAACAACGTCACGCGATTTAAACAGTTCGCGAATGGCGTCAAATGCCGTTTGAATGCGCGGTGACTCGTTATCGCCACCAAAGTATTGCCCTGCAAATTCACCACGCAAAGGGCTGTTTGTAATCGTTCCTGTAAGCTTCAAACGGTCGGACCGTTCGATCACATGGTCAGTCACTGGCGAACCAGACTCGACGGGGTTTTGTGTAACCTCATTGCGCCAGTCATGAAGCTCATCTAGTGTCGCATCAAAGTCAATTGACGCGATACCGCCAAGCACTTTAGTGCTGGAAGTTGGACCGCCGTAGTAAAAACCTATCATTTAATTACCTTGTGCGTTCATGTCACGCGCCATTTTCTCGGTTTCTCGACCAAGAATATTAACCGCGCCTTTTTCAAGTAGGTTGATGTGCTCTTGAGGCGTACCGGGTGGCATGGTGAAATTGTTTGTTTGGTGAAACGCTGGCGCAGTAGGTGACGCTGGAGCGAGGTTAGGGCGAAGCAATGTCTTTGGGTCAATTCCAGCCGGTCCCGTTTGAGGCGTCAAGCTTCCTTCATTGGCTTTACTTAGCAAATAACCAGCTCCCAAAGTAATGCCGACACCAGCCGCAATAGCCCAACCCGTAGGCCCCATTGCCGCTAATTGGATGGCTAGAATTTTAGCGCCTTCAATCATGGCGATAGCCCTCATTTTGACCCACATGGCGGCATAAGCAATGGCCACATAGCCAAATTGAGCCGTCAGACCTACCAAAGCGGTAGTGATTCCAACGGTTAGCAAGTCACCTTTTTTAAGGCTACTGAGGAAATCCCCAAACAGCGACTGCCCGCCTTCCATGTAAGTGTAAATATCATCAATGGCTAAGCCGAGTAAGACAAGCGACGCAACGACAAGGCCAGCCGGTGAAAGCAAAGCTCCAAGCACACTAAGCAAGCCACCAAGCGCGATAGGGCCAAGCAAGGCAGCCAAGGCAATTCCAAATACTTTCAAAGCGTTAGTGCCGCCACCGACGAATGAAATAAAAGCATTGAACTTGGCTTCAATCTTCTTAAATCCACTTGCCATGAATTCAGCAATGCCAGTAATAACACCAGACTCACGATTAAGACGCTCATTGACACCGGGGCTATGGTTAACGCAGTTCAAATTTCAGTAAGGGCTAGAACGTGAAAATTGCATTAGATAAACAGGCTCACTTTTTGAGTGGCGCGGTTATTGTGTTCGCACTTTATACCGCTGGATTCGGTCCATTGGTTTATATGAGTGTGTGTCTATTGGCTGGTGCACTTAAAGAGATTTACGATCATCGGCACAAAGACATTCATACACCTGATGTTTGGGATGCATTTGCCACTACTCTTGGCGGATTGGCTGCTCAAGTTTGGATTCTGCTTTCTGTGATGTTTTTCAAATGAGCTTTAGACAACCTTTTGACGTACTTCACGAAGCCGCTGGATCGTATGTGTCTGGCGTCTTCGTTCCGGGTGTTAAGTCCACCACAACGATACAAGCCAGCGTCCAGCCAGTGACTGAGCAAGACTTAATCACCGCGCCAGAAGGTCGCAGAATCAGTGACATGGTGAAGATTTACACTGAAACCGATTTACAGGTTGGTAATGATGGCACCGGACTACAGCCTGATTTAGTGGTGTGGCGTGGTTACGCTTACGAGATTAGCTCTGTATCAGTCCGTCAAATGGGCGTGATTAGCCATTACAAGATTTTTGCAATTCGACGCATGGCCGCGCCTACGGGTTACGCGGCTGCATGGGTCGCCGGTACACTTACAAGAGGTTAATAAATGGCATCTAATATCAATGTAGCTATCCCACCATTGGGAAGCCCAACTACTGCGGGTGTTCGTGGTAACTTCTCAGTAGCTAAAACCGAGATTGAAGCCTTGCAACTAGCCCGCGTGCTTCGCTTGGCTTACCGTAACGAGATTACAGAAGGCTTTCAACAATGCACTACGTCTGACGTAGCGCAGGTTGTGACGTTTAACACCGAGATTTTCAACCATCCTGCCGGGTCATTTACTTGGGACTCACTCAATAGTGAAATCATCATTAATGAGCCCGGTTGGTACTCTTGGCAAGTGAACCTACACGTCACGCGCAAGGTGGCCACGTCTAATGTTAACTGGTCAATCTGGAGTCAGGTTAAAGAGCCTCCAGAGGCTGTATTCACAAACTATGTCGGTGCTGGTCGTAGTATGACGCTGATTCCTGACGCCACCAATAATAAGCACTTCCTGAGCTTTGGTTTCGACGTTCACACGCCGGTTGCAGGTACTCGCATTCGATTTATGCAAGCCACTTCTGACGCTTCTAAGCAAGTCGGCATTATCAGTTACCCAGCGACGGGCATTTACCCTTCAATGGCCGGTATCATGATGAGTATTCATCGTTTGGGTGTTGAAGAGTGAACGTAGCAACGCTTAAAACGCGCCTTTACGCGCTGTTACATCCAATCATAGGCGGTACTGTCATTTGGGCAGATCAGAGCGTCACACGCCCTGCATTACCTTTTAGCACACTGCGTTTGGGTGTGATCAATCCAATCGGTGAGCCTCACTATAGCGATGTAGACGTAAATGGAATTCAAACCGTCTTAGCCGTGCGTGAGTCAATCCTGACCGTTCAGCGTTTCGGTGTTGACTCGGTGGCCAGTCTTGAGAATGCTTCGGACTCACTGGCTAAAAACTCTAACTTAGATAAATTCAGCGTGCAAAGCATATCGGCTTTTGACGTGTCAAGCGTGACCGATGTTGCCGCCTTGCTCAATGGTATTTCAATCGAGCCGCGTGCCATGTTTGAACTGTCTTTGCGCTGGATGGCAGACTTGACTGATAACGTGGGTATCATTGAAACCGTTGTTAGTAACGGTGAGATTGAAGCTGTTAATACGGCCTTACATGAGACTTACGCGCTAAGTTCGACTGTAGATACTACGCCATAAGAAAAGCCCCGAAAGGGGCTTTGTTTATTGTCCAGTTACCTTAGCCATTATTGCGTCAACCCGTTTTAGCCAAGAGTCACCGTCAAAATTGTTATCTAGTATGTCACTTGCAATTTTGAATTCTTGCAACACGTCAAACATATCAGGCGCTGCTGCGATTAGGCGGGCGTTAGATTTGCATGATACTTCACTTCCTTTTGAAACTCTAGCAATTAAGCTGCCATTTTCCGAAGTGATGGCGAATCCAGCGACAACCGCCATTACTTCATGCGACAACCAAGGCCCCGGAGTATGTGCGCTCATTGGTTCACCCACTCAATAGAATCAGTAGTAACCCAGCCTTGTTCGACTAGATCAATCGCCAGCATCTTGTTTGCCTTAAACATAAAATACATGGCGGCAAAATTCCATGTAAACAGGCAGATAACCGCCGGGCCGTATTGCTTACGAACCAGTAAGGCAATCCAGCCAAAGAAAAACACCGTCCAGCTAAAGCCGTTTTTGACTTCTTTTTTAATACCGTTTTTTGTGAATGTTGTGTTCATGATGTTGATTACCAAAATTTAATGATGAAGTGAATGGCTGCGTAAAGTCCAAGAATTACGCCGGTTAAAGCAATCAAAATAACGATCTCAATTGCCGTGATTCCTTTTTGTTTCATGGTGTTTTGTGCATTGTTTCAAGTGCATCCTGAATTACGCTTGACAGTTCGCCCCATGATGTATGGTTTTGAATGGCCTTAATCTCAATATGTGACCCTCCTTCGTCGAACATATCAATCACGGCCAGTAGCTCTGTGCCGTCGTAAATCTCGTATTTAACTGGGGTTGCGGTGATCATGGGTTTCCTTTTTAAATATCTTTATGAGCATCTCGGATGTGGTTGCTTAAACCAATTTCCTTTGGGTGAACATTGCAATGTGGGCACTTAACTCGCTTGCAAACTGGCTTAATAAAACGCTTTGTTTTTTCATCACTCATATCACCCGGATCAAACCCATGCGAACGACGTATATCATCTCTGATTTGAAGGTCTGCATATTCACCCATTATTTACTCCAGTTACCTTAGCCATTACTGCGTCAACCCGTTTTAGCCAAGCGTCACCGTCAAAATTGTTGTCTTGTATGTCGCTTGCAATTTTGAATTCTTGCAACACATCAAACAGATCAGGAGCTAACGCTATTAGACGGGCATTTGCGTTTGATTCTTTATCATCAAATTCATGTTCAATGAAGCATATATCTATACATTGATTTTTTGACTCAATATCAGTGCCGCCATATGTAAGTTTTGTAATCCAAGGTCCTGCGGTGTGTTTTGTTGTCATTTTGATTCCTTAAAAGCCCAGTAGGGCGTTGATTTACTGCAATGCAGTAGCTTCTGAGATTGCGTTCATCTCGGCAGATTCCCATGTTGAAGCAAATCCCCACGCCATATAACCAGTTTCCAACTTAACAAAAACAGCTTTTTCGCCGCCGTGTATGTTTTGCTCTGTGTGGACTTTTCCTGACAATGTGCTGAATGTATTGCTTACTGGAACTTCGCGGCGGCTAATAATTGTGTGTGTCATTTTGTTTTCCTTAGTTCGTTTGATGGCTCAAGTGTAGCACAGTAATCAGATCATGAATGTGATTTTTTAGTCTGTGATATATGTATATTCACCTTTAATCAATAGCTTAGGCTTGTCGTCATCCTCGCCAAAAATCCAGCCGATGCATTTGCCATCCATTTCGTCCAGATATGGAGATAACCAGTCGATAAACTTTTCAATCTCGTTTTCGTAGTTCTTCATATCGCTTCGGCTAAAGATGTATCTACCTTGGTATTTGCTTGATGTCCATGGTACGTGGTAGAAGCTATTGGAAGCTCCGATTAAACTCCAGCGTTGGCAACGAAAGAACTGGTGATTGGGTAGGTCTTCAGTGACTATCTCTGGTCCGTCGTTGAATAATTGCCGAAGAACTGACTCTACATTAGCTGGCAATTCTCTTTTTACGTTCGCTTTTAAGACGAGTTCTGTGTAATACCCCATGATTTTTCCTTAGTTGGTTGGTTGTTGATATGTTCAGTGTAGCACAGAAAAACAAGACAATCACAATCTTTTTGCAACTATTTTCACTTTTTGACATTGCATACACCGGGCTTTATAATCCGTCAAGCCATTCGGCTACTTTTTGCAAAGAGTTTTTTATAAAGGAGCCTTCATGGCGACACTTCAAGATATTGTTAACGTGAGCATTTCGCTCAATACAACCGGCGTTGAGCGGGCGGATTTCGGCACGCCAATGATTGTGGGCAGTACTATGGCCTTCGCAGCCCGTGTGCAGTCTTACACCCGCTATGACGATGCTGTACTGGCTGGACTGCCAGACCCAATGCTCAAGGCTGTGCAAGCGGCATTTAGCCAAACCCCGCACCCGCGTCAGGTCAAGGTCGGACGCCGTAAGGTTGGTACTGCGATTGTCAATATTGTGGCTGCAAACCTGACTACCTACACAATCACGGTCGCAGGTACTTCGCCCGAGGTTTACACGTTCACTTCGGATGCGTCTGCTACCGCCGCTGAAATCGCTACCGGCTTGGCTCTGGCCATCACGTCTGACGCAAACGAAACCCTTACCGCTACAGTGGTTGGCGATACCGTTTCGCTGGCTTGGATTAGCCAATCTAACCTGCAAGGCGTTACGCTGGGTTCTAACCTGTCTTGGGGTGCATTCACCACGGTTGATAGCGTGGCCCTTGATATGGCTGCTATTGTGCTTGAGGACAATGCTTGGTATGGCCTGATTAGCTCTGACCGTACAAAGCAAGTGCAGCTTGATTTTGCAGCTTGGACTGAGACGCAAGAAAAGCTGTTCGGCTTTGCCAGCGATGAAGCTGCCATTCTGACCGCTGGTGTTTCGACTGACGTGATCAGCGTTGCCAAAGATACTCGCTACTACCGCACATACGCTTCTTATAGCGCCAATGCTGCTACGCAGTACCCTGATGCGGCTTGGATGTCTGCGGTGTTTCCATTGCAGCCTGGCTCTGAGACTTGGGCACTGAAGAAACTAGGTGGCGTTACACCTGACAAGCTTCCAGCGACTGACAGGAACACCATTCTCGGCAAGGGCGGTAACACTTTCGAGTATTGCCAAACCCAGATCGCCCTGACTAACCCCGGTAAAGTGGCGGCAGGGGAGTGGATTGACGTTATCCGTGGCCGTGACTGGTTGAAGGATTTGATTCAGACCAACATGGTCATGATGATGATTAATCGCGCAAAAGTCCCATATACCGATGCGGGCATTCAACTTTGCGTGACTAACCTGCGTAAGTCTTTGCAGCAAGGTGTATCTGTTGGTTATATCGCACCTGATGAGATTGATGCCGATGGCAATACCGTCCCCGGCTTCACTATCACCGCCCCGATTTCGTCTGAGATTGACCCATTGGTTAAGGCTTCCCGCGTGTTGACGCTTGAGTTCTCAGCTCGTTTGGCTGGTGCGATTCACGTTGTTAATATTAATGGCGCTGTAGGTTACGAGATTTAAGGATTAAAAAATGGCAACTACTTACGACCCAACAAAACTAACCGTCATCGTCGGTGGCGTTATCGTCTCTGGCTTTATTGATGGCGACTTTATCACTGCAAAACGTGACGAAGATTTGTACATGAAACGTGTCGGCGCTGACGGTCATGTGGCCCGCGCACGAAATGGCAATAAGTCAGGTTCGATTGAAATCAAACTGTTGCAAAGCTCGCCAGCGGTCAATGAACTGTCTGCACTGGTGGCGCTTGATAACTTCTTGTTTGATGGCGATATCTTGATTCCCATCCAGATCGTATCGCCGGGCGATGGCGCTGAACTGGTTGTATCTACTCAGTCTTGGCTCAAGACGCCGCCTGAAATCGTGTTCGGCAAAGAAGTCGGCGAGCGTTCTTTTCTGTTCGATTGTGCTGACTTGAAACTGTCACTCGCAGGCACCTAATCTCTGGGGTGTGCGTTGGCCCGTCATGATTCGCTCTGACGGGCTTTTTTTCGTATAATTGAAACAAATACACATAAGGAAAACCATGCACCCAGAAACAATTATTATCG